CTATCCTAAGCGTGGAGAAGTCTGGGCAAATACAACGCTGTCGCTCAAGAAGAAGAGCACCGGCGATGTAATGCAAGACCTGAATGATGAACAGCGTAGAGAGACAGAAAAGATAGTTCGCAAGCTGATTGGAACTGCCGATGACTTCTTTTACACATGCCTCGCACCGCAAGGCCAGATGAACATGTTCATCAATGAGAAGTCTACAAGCAGGAAGCAGATCCTAAGCAGATTTCTTGACCTTGACATATTCGACAAGTATCTCGAGGTTGTCAAGCAAGACATTAGCCCACTGAAGGTGTCGATCAAGACTGCGTCCAGCATCGAATCCCTTAATCAGGCACTTACGACGCTTAAAGAAGAAAAGTCCAAGTTAGAAGACAAGGCAATTGAAACACGTGAAGAGCTATCAAGAAATCGTACGAAGCTGACCAAGATCTCATCATCTGAGAATGAACACATCATTTCAGAAAATGAAGTCCAGGAGATTTCTGCAAAGATCGAGAAGTTAAGAATTGACATCAAGAACATAGAAGACAACCTTGAAAATTTTCGAGAGAGCATCAAATCTTTTGATGAGAAAATTGTTAAGATTAAAGATGTCAGAGAAGCATTTAGCATTGATGAGCTACAAAAGCAGCAAGATGCAATTGCTGATCTTGAAATGAAGTATGCAATAAATTTCAAGGATCTGGAGTCAAAAGAAAAAGAACTAGAGTCTCTGAAGAGAAGTATTGAGATTCTCAACACGGTGCCGTGCGGTGACTCATTTCCATCATGCGTCTTTATAAAGGACGCGCACCAAAGCAAAAAGGTTCTTGAGATTGAAGAGAGCACAAGGACAACAATCCAGCGAACGCTCGACGTGCTAAGAGAGAAGCTATCATCTACGAGTAAAGAAGAAATCAAAGGAAAGATTGACAAGATCAACAAGCTTTCGAGTCTTGAAAAAGACCTAGAGCACAAGCGTGTACAGGCACAATCACAAATTTCGATATATGAAGAAAGACTTTCGAGTAAAGAGCGCGTAATTCAGCAATATCTTGTGGAGCACAAGAGCCTTGCAAGAAAGTTGAAAGAGCAATCAGCATCAGGTGCCAGTGATAAGCATAAAGAGCTTGTGGATCTTAAGAAGCTTATCAGTGCCCTTGAAGATCAGGTCATAACAATAGCTTCGACGCTTGGCAGAGTCACCGAACGAATTTCAACAACAGAGGTACAGATCAGCACGCTTAAGAGCAATCTTGAAAGATTTGAAACTTTGACGCTACTTGAAAATGCATTCTCTAAGAAGGGCATACCGCAGAATATCATCACAAAAAACCTGCCCTTGATCAATTCTGAGATCTCTAAGATTCTTAGCGGTATAGCAGGCTTCACTGTCGAAATCGAATGCGATGATTCTAGCTCAATTGAGATTTATATCAACTACGGTGATAGGAAAAGGATCATTGAGCTAGGGTCGGGAATGGAGAAAATGATTTCATCTATCGCAATTAGAGTTGCGCTTACGAACATTTCATCACTTCCCAAGTCAGACATGTTGATTATCGATGAAGGATTCGGTGTGCTGGACGAGAGCAATCTAGAAGCTTGCGCCCGTTTACTTCAGAATTTAAAGAATTATTTTAGAAAGATACTGATCATTTCACACGTTGATGCCATTAAAGACATCGTCGATAACGTGTTAAGCATTGATAGCTCTACAGGAAAAGCAAGAGTCACACATGAATAATATGCCTCTTTTTTGTGAAGTTTGTAATCTTTCTCTTGACTACTTCCTCGATTACAATTACTTTCAACGGTTTAAGTGTTGCAGAAACTGCTCAATGAAGTGGGCAGAGTACCAAAATGATAAATGGTTATCAGGCTGGCGTCCCTCTCCAGAAGAAGTTGATAAATATAAACAAGAGCGTATCTCTATAGCACGAGCTGCTAGAAGGAATAAAAATGACATTTGAACACGTCAACATTTTAGGACAAATACTCGACACAACATTTGGGCGTAGTTCAACTGCTAAAAGCCCAACATTTTCTATCAAGACAACTATGTCCGGCGATAGAATAAATGTGACTTATACAACAATCGTCAATCTAGTGACCGATAGAGTTATGAGAGATCAGGTCAGAGAAGAAGAGCGTATCTCTGAAAAGCTGATTGGTGATTTTATGAATGAGGTCAAGAAAGAATTTAAGAAAGTAGCAGGATCTTCTCTCAAGATTAAGAAGGGAGACTCGACAGATGAGATTGAGCTTATCTCAATGTCGTCATACAGCCCTAAGCGGACTGCATACTATCGCCGGAGGGCAGTTTACACTGTCAACGGCTGATGACTACAAACAAGTCAAGACAAGTTGCTGAGATTGTTAGGTGCGGCCGAGACCCGGCATATTTTTTCAACAACTATGTGAAAATTCAGCACCCTACTAAAGGCACAATACCTTTTAAGACATTTCCATTTCAAGATGACTGTGTTAAAGAGTTTATAAGCCACAGATTCACGATAGTAGTCAAGGGTAGACAGCTTGGATTGTCAACTCTTGTTGCTGCTTATGCTGTGTGGCTTGCACTTTTTCAAAAAGATAAGAACATTCTCATCATTGCCACAAAACTTCAAGTTGCGCAGAACTTTATCAAGAAAGCAAAGACCATTATTAATAACTTGCCGACCTGGCTAGTTCTGCCAACAGTCACGGCAAACAATAAGCAACTTGTTGAGTTTAGCCACGGCTCAACTATCAAGGCTATCCCAACATCAGAAGACGCCGGTCGCTCAGAAGCACTTTCTCTCCTGATTGTTGATGAAGCAGCTTTCGTCAGAGATTTTGATACTCTTTGGACAGGTCTGTACCCGACGCTAACGACGGGTGGTAGAGCAATTCTCCTTTCGACGCCCAACGGTGTCGGAGGCCAGTACTACAAGCTCTATAAAGATGCCGAAGCTGGGATGAACGAATTTAAACCGATCAAGCTCAATTGGGACGTCCATCCAGAACGCGATCAAGTGTGGTTTGATAAAGAAACTAGAAACCTAACAACACGACAGATAGCACAGGAATACCTTTGCGACTTTGCTTCGTCAGGTGAGACTTTCCTGGGAGATGACGAGCTGAAGTGGTTATATTCAATCATTCAGGCTCCAATGCTTAGAGAAGGATTTGATAGAAATGTCTGGATATGGAAGCAGCCTTTATCTGAACACAAATATGTCATGTCAGCTGACGTTGCTAGAGGCGACGGCAAGGATTTCTCAACATTTCACATCATAGACTTGATGACAGGTGAAATTGTTGCTGAGTACAAGGGAAAAATCGCTCCTGATCGATTCGGCGATCTTTTATACGAGTACGGCGTCAAGTATAACAAGGCTCTACTTTGCCCGGAAAATAACAGCTTTGGTTACGCAACCATAATACGCTTGCGAGACCTTAATTATCCGAAGATGTATTACCAAAAGAGCAGTGCAGTCTATATTGGTGATTACATCCCACCCGGCGACACAACAACCGCAGGATTTAACACGAGTGGTAAGACGAGGTCTTTGATCCTGACAAAACTAGAAGAGCTTATTAGGAACAAACAGATTATAACTTACTCATCTCGTTTTTATGATGAACTTAAGACTTTCGTGTGGAATGAAAATAGAGTTCAAGCGATGAAGGGAGAGAATGACGATCTTGTCATGAGTCTTGCAATCGGTACTTGGCTCTATGATGCTTCGTCAGAAGTTGGCAAAGATTCAAATACGCTAAATCAGGCAATGCTTGTCTCTATGTCGATCAAGTCAAATAATTTTAATGGTACGTCAAACGACCTACTATCAGGCGAGAGCAAACGAAGAGTTGAATCAAGACGTGACCTCGTCGGCGGTCGTGGAATGAACAGATTTAATATTACACCAGATCTTGCGTGGGTCTATAAGTAGGAGAAATGGCCAAAGAAAGCAAAAATCTTTTTTCACAACTAACACAGCTCTTTAGGAGTGGTCCAGTTGTCAAGAGAAGAGTTCGTGATTTTCGTCCAAGCGCAAAGAACACATCGGCATTCGAGCTCTTTAGAAAGACACAGTCACACGTCTATAGCTCAGCTATGTCTGCCTATGGCTCATACGACAGAATGGCAAGATACTCAGACTTTCAGGAGATGGAGTACACACCTGAGATCGCATCTGCACTTGACATCTATGCCGAAGAGTCAGTCGCACCTGACGAGTTAGGGAATGTACTGCACATCTACTCAGAGAATCAACAGATCAACAGAATACTGCACGAACTATTCTACGACACTTTGAATGTAAATTTCAACCTGACCGCATGGGTCAGGAACATGTGTAAGTACGGCGACTTTTTCCTATTCAACGACGTGTCACCCGATCAGGGTGTCATCAATGTCTATCCTATTGCCGTTAATGAGATCGAGCGCGAAGAGGGATTTGACAAAGACGACCCGCTAGCAGTCAGATTTAGGTGGATGACTCAAGGCAACCAAATTCTTGAGAACTGGCAAGTTTCTCACTTTAGAATTCTAGGGAATGATGCTTTTCTTCCGTATGGAACCTCAGTTCTTGAAGCAGCTAGAAGGATCTGGCGCCAGCTCATCCTGATCGAAGATGCAATGCTTGTCTACCGAATTGTAAGAGCACCAGATAGACGTGTGTTCTACATAGATGTAGGTAATATTCCCCCTGAAGAAATTCCAAACTATATGGAACAGGCACAGGCGCAGCTTAAGAAGAATCAAGTTGTAGACAAATCTACGGGAAGAGTTGACCTGCGATATAATCCTCTATCCGTTGATGAAGACTACTTCTTGCCTGTTAGAGGATCGGCAACGGGAACAAAAATTGACACATTGACAGGCGGCAATAACACTGCAGCCGTTGAAGACGTCCAATACATCCAGAAGAAGCTGTTTGCCGCACTAAAGATACCAAAAGCTTATCTTGGGTACGATGAAGGACTCGGAGCCAAGGCCACGCTCTCGCAGGAAGACATAAGATTCTCACGTTCAATAAACAGGATTCAACGGACAATCATTTCAGAGCTTAATAAGATCGCCATTATTCACCTCCACGCGCACGGGTTTGATGGTCCAGATCTTCTTGATTTTGAGTTAAAGCTTACCAATCCTTCAACTATTGCACAACAGCAGAAGCTCGAACTCTATAATACAAAGTTCACAATTGCACAGTCTGCCGTCGGAGTCGAAGGTCTTGTCGATAAGCGCTGGATAAGAAAGAACATCTTTATGATGTCTGACGATGAGATTAGAGCAATTGAGAAGGGCCTGATCAAGGACAAGGAGAATTCGCTTAAGATTGAAGCAGTCAAGCTTGAGGAGGCACCTCCAGATCAGCAAGACATTGGAGCGCCTTCTGGCGGCGGCGGAGACGCCGGCGGCGGTGGTGGTGGAGAAGAATCCGGAGGATCGCCGACTGATCTCGGATCTTCACTCGCGGCGCTCGGAGAAGTGGACGAACTTGACGACGCTGACCTCGAAGAGCAGGACATGGCATCTAAAGTCATCAACATCTCAAAATATCCTGTAAGACCTAATTCTAACCTGTCATTGAAGTCAAGCCTGCTAGGAGAGGCAACTGCAAACGGTCCTGACTATGTTGCAAGAGACAAGAAGAATAAGAAAAGAAGAGTGAGCCCCAATAATCAGAATGTTGATCATTCTCGCCTAGTCGGTCACGACAAGAATAAGCAGACAGACTCCATTACACATCCGTTTGGCGCAAAAAATGATCTTATAAACCCGCTTAAAGATCCACTCTCAGAAACAGATTTTGATGATTTTGCCGAACCAAGCGAATATTTAAGAGAGAAAAGCATTTTCAATGATACGAGACTGTCAGAAATAGAATCAGTAATAAAAAGTCTTAAAAGAGCTCCAAAGATCTCTGAGTCAGATAATACATCAGGGGAAGATTCATGAGTCATAACAAAAAGAGAAACGCAGGAATAATTTATGAACTTCTAGTTCGTGCTGTCTCTGCGTACTTAGTTGAAAACGACAAGGCCAAGGCACAAGTTGCGCTTAATATCTTGTCTACACACTTCAATAAGAAGTCAGAGCTTTACAAAGAATTTAGAGTCTTTCATGCCTTAACCAAGTCAACTGTTCAAGATAGCAGCATCGCGGCAGCAATCCTTACTGAGTCAAAGCAGTCATCAAGAAGGATTGATTCTCACAAGCTTGATAAAGAAAAATCATCATTGATCAAAGAAGTCAATTACACACTAAAAGATCCTGATTTCTACTACAGAAATGTGCCCGAATATCGAGAATTTGCAACGGTTCAATCTCTAATAAATGCGTGGCGAGAAGGAGATAGATCTAATCTGACTGAGATGGTCATCCTCGAGTCTAAGATGGTTGAATTTTTGACAAGTAGCAAGCAACAGATACAAGAAGAAGTTGAAGTGAATTCGGATGTTGACGCACTCGTTGTCAAGATAATGAATGAGAAGTTCAACAACAAGTATGCATCAAAATTGACTAAAGAACAGAAAGACCTAATACAGGATTATGTGTTCTCTCTGCAAAGTAATACTCACGAGTTCATTTCAGAGCGTGCTAGAAGCATACAGATTAGCGCTGTCGAGCGTCTCCGAGAGCTTAAAAAGGCAGAAAAGAATACCATCATCTTGGAAAAGATCGATAACGTTTTGAATCAAGTTAATAACATTGATTTTACTACACTGAATGATGAGAAGATTGCAAGATTGATGACACT